TAAATGGACATCCACTCAAAACAAATTGACCGGATATTCGAGAAGATAGCATTAAAACATGGGATCCATAAAAATACCGTGCGAATGATTATTATGACAGAGTTTGAGATGATTAAAGATATAATGGGAAAGGTTGATTCGTATAATAATTATTTTCCTTATATAAGATTAGAATATTTTGGTGTATTTAAAGTTAAGAAAAATAAGAGAAAATTCTTTCTTGAAAAAAGTAAAAAAATTATAGAAGATGTTTATTCTCAATCAGAACAAGGTGACAATAGAACCTCGGATGTTATTGATTCCGGAATTCAAAAAGATCTGGGATAGGGATACTTCCAAAAATAAAGACAAGGCGATCAAAGAGTTCGCCTATATTTATTTTGTAGGAGACTATAAAAGTGAGTATAATATTTATGGTATTGAAAAGAGATCTATGGTTTCCCGGGAAGTGATGGAAGATCCAGGATATGTGTCTGATGATCTGATAGAAGATGCAATAAAAAAATATATTAAATTACAGGAGACAAGTTCAATGCGTTATCTTCGTAGTATACGTGATATGGTTGATTCAATTATTAAGTTTAATGATGCCTTGAAGTTTAATGATTCAAGTGATACAAAAAATTATAATCCTTCTCTTGCCACAAAAGCATTAAAAGACGTAGGATCCATTGTAGAAGATCTTGAGAAATGGGAAAAGAAGGTATATGGAGAGGAAGATCAAATGGCAATACGCGGTGGTGGCAAGGTTGGATTGTTTGAAGATCCCGAGAAAGCAACATGGATGACAGTAAGATCACAAGCATAGAAACCGGGTATTTTAAAAATACTCCTCACTATAACACTGAAGAATGGTGTGCCAGTGCATTACATTTTAAAGAATTTGGTCGGTATACCAATTATCCTCCAAATGACCATCCATCATCCCGATATTATAAGTTTTGGGAAGAAGAAGCAAGACGATCAATCTATGGTTACAATATAGGTCGGGATTCTATTCCTGGTTATTTTTATTGGTATCTCAACTATAGTCCTATCTATGTAGCAATAGAACTGGAAAAGGATGAAGGATTAGATAAGGATGAATTAACAAGATTATATGAACAGGCACAGGCTGACAGGGAATTCAAGTTACCAGATTTCTGGGATGGAGATTATCAGACATACTGGTATCTTGATGATGCTGAAAAATCCGGAGAACATGGATCTATAATAAAGACAAGAGGTCGTGGGTTTAGTTTTAAAGGTGGATCAATGTGTAATCGTAATTACTATCTTATCCCTGGATCCAAGAGTTTCGTCTTTGCTGATGATAAAGCCTATCTTATTGAGGATGGTTTATTATCTAAATGTTGGGATATGATGAGTCATGTTGAGATGTATACACCATGGGGTAAACGCCGTCAGAAACATGATTCTACAATGCATAAACGCGCCTCATATATTATTGCCAGTGGTGGACTTAAGATTGAGAAAGGATTTAAGAGTGAGATAATTGGGATCTCATTAAAAAATAACTGGAACAAGGCAAGAGGGAAAAGAGGTAAACTAATCCTATATGAAGAGTCAGGGAAGAATCCAAACTTACTCAAGGCATGGAACGTATCACTTAAGAGTATGCAACAAGGTAGGCTGACCTTTGGTCTTCAGATATGTTTTGGAACAGGTGGTACTGAGGATGAGGATTTCATGGGACTGGAACAACTCTTTTACGAAGGTGATGCATATAATATTCATATGGTTCCTAATATATGGGATGAAGGAGCTGCAAATAATAAGTGTGGTCATTTTGTGTCTGTTGAACAGAACCTTGAAGGATCTATGGATAAGAATGGTAATTCACTAAAAGATATTGCTCGTAAATTGACGGACCATTCCAGGGATAAAGTTATTAAAGGAACGAAGAATCCGGAAACGATAATACGGTTTATTGCAGAGGAACCACGTTGTCCCCAGGAAGCTGTTATGCGTATCGGTGGTACTATCTTTCCTATCAATGATCTTAAACAACATCTTAATTATCTTAAGGCCAATCCAGAGAAATTTGAAGAAACAGAATATTTAGGTTATCTCGAGATAGATGAGGATACTCAAAAGATCAAATGGAAACCTGATGATAACTTACATCCTATTCGACGGTTCCCGGAACTTGATAAACGTAACCTTGAAGGTGCTATAATAATCTATGAACAACCTGTAGAATATGATGGAGTAGTTCCATGGGGTACATATATAGCTGGTAATGATACCTATGATCATGATCAGAGTACAACTGATTCTCTTGGAAGTACATTAATTATGAATAGAAGGACAGAAAGGATTGTGGCAGAATATACTGGCCGTCCCGGGACCGCTAACGAATATTATGAAGGTGTACGTAGATTACTGATTTATTATAGAGCTATTTGCAACTATGAGAATAACTGGAAAGGATTATTCACCTATCTAAATAACAGACACTCAGCATATTTACTATGTGATACACCTAAGATCATTGTCGATAAGATCTTCGATAAGTCACTGTTAAACAGAGGGAAAGGAACACCTGGTACTGAACCTATTCAGAAATGGGGAAGGGAACAGATCCTCATATGGCTTACAACACCTATTACACCTGGCAGTGAAATATTAAATCTCCATAGAATTCGTTCAATTCCTTTACTGCAGGAGTTAATTTATTGGCATTCAAAAGGTAACTTTGATAGGGTGGATGCTTTACAGATGCTCATGATCCTCAAGGAAGATATGCAGAATATCAATGCTGAAGACATGGATAAAAAACCACAGGACAACTTAAGTCCTTTCTTTAGAAGGATGGAAATGTTTCAGGAAAAGATGAGACAACAGAATGATCCTCTTAATTCTATGAATAAAAGACTCCAATTAGAAAAACGTAATAAAAATTAATCCATACTATCATGGCAATGACTATCTATCAATTTCCGTCACAGAAAAAACTCCTGACGGAAAAAACAGAACAATGGGGAAAAGACTGTATTGATGCAGCTTTTACAATAACCTATGGTGATACGAGTAAGATCCGAAAGACCCGTAATGCTAAACAACTTAATTATGATCTTATCAATGGAATAATTGATGAAGCAGATATAGAAAAAGCATTTAACCCTATGGGAATAAAAGGAGTTAATTTTCCTGCAAAGATCCAGAACTATCCTATTGAGATATCCAAATTCAATGTCCTAAAAGGAGAAGAAGGAAAGAGACGATTTGATATGCGACTTCGGAGTGTAAACCCGGATGTAATAAGTCAGAAAGAATTTCAGATGCGTGAACAGATTTTTGGACTTATAATGGAAGAAGTAACAAGTTCCAATTATAATGAAGAACAGATTGCCAGGAGATTAAAACAGTTACAACATTATCAACAATACGAATATCAGGATTATGGTGAAGTAATGGGTCAGAGAATCCTGGATTATTTCTGGTATACCCAGAGACTAAGAGATATTTTCTCAGATGCATTTTATGATGTTCTTATTGGTGCTGAAGAGATCTATGAAGTTCCTATTCTTCATGGTGAACCGGTTGTTAATAAATGTAATGTTCTTAATATTACAACCTTTGGTGGTGGGGATAGTTATAAAGTAGAGGATTCAGAGATAATCATCAATGCCGGATATATGCCGGTAGGTAAAGTTATAGATGATTATTGGGATGTCCTTACATCTGATGAGATAGATACTCTTGAGAATGGTGCCCGGGAAAATCGGTTTGCAGGAAATATTGTACTCACAGGACCTATTGATAATCCTAATGAGGCACATGACATGAGTACATCACAGTTGATCACAGTAGATGGTCCGGCAATGTCTGCCTTTGGTGGTCAGTTCGATATGGATGGAAATATCTTTATTGTCAAGACAATATGGAAGAGTAGACGCAAAGTAGGACGATTAACTTATTACGATCCTGATGGAAATGAACAGGAGACTATTGTCGATGAGAACTTCCCTATTGAACAGTTTAAGAATCGTGGTTGGACTATCGATTGGAGATGGATCAATGAATGGTGGAGAGGTGATAAGATAGGAACATATATGTACAAGAGGATTGAATCTCTTCCACGTATAGGAAGTAAATTCTCTAATCCTTCAATATGTTCCTGTCCATATGTAGGTACTATATATAATATAGGTGGTGGGACAAGTGTGTCACTCATGGATCGTGTTAAACCATATAAATATCTTTATAATGTGTATATGCGCAGAACTGAACTTGCCAGTGCGCGTAATAAAGGTGTAATAGCCGAACTTGACCTGGCTGAGATACCTGATGGATGGGATGAGGAACTGGTAATGATGTTTGCAGAGGCAAATGGATATATGATAAAAGATTCATTTAAGGAAGGTAAAAAAGGTATTGCCCAGGGAAAACTTATATCAACACTTAAACAACGCGGATCAGATGTACTCAATCTTAATAGTTCTGAAGTCATCAGGGCCAATCTCGAATTGGCAAGATATGTCAAATATGAACTTGGTGAAGTGGCTGGAATCACTCCCCAACGTGAAGGACAAATTGATAATCGTGAAACATTCGGAGGAATTGAACGATCTGTTACCCAGAGTTCTCATATCACTGAAGAATGGTTTCGAGTTCATGATAACACTAAATTGAGGGTAATGGAGACATTACTCGAGACAGCAAAATATGCATGGAAGAATGCAACTGGTGATAATGCCAAGAAACTACAATATGTTGATGATGGGATGATATCCCATGTATTCACTATTGATGGAAGACGACTAGCAGAAACAGAATATGGTTATTATATATCCGATGGTCAGAATGATGCAGAACTTATACAGGCTATAAAACAATTATCTCTTGCAGCTCTTCAGAATGATAAGGCAACATTCAAAGATCTGTTTGCAATATATCGTGATACTAGTGTCGCCGGTATGATCCGTAAACTGGAAGATAGTGAAGAACAACGTAATCAGAGAGAAGATGATATCCGGAGAGAACAACTTGCAAGTAACGAGAAGGTTCAACAGGCAATGAGTGAACTTGAACTTATGAAGATGGAACAGACAGAAAGGATAGAGAACAACCGTCTGGATGCTGAGATCTATATAAAAGAAATGGATATCGAAGTTCAATATGCAAAGATAAACCAGGATCAGGGATTAGGTAAGATGACAGATGATGAAGCTGAGAAACGTAAACATGAATTGGATAAATTAAGACTTCAACTCGATCAGAGAAAAGAAGAGGTTAAAGAGAAATCTCGGCAGTTCTAT